AGAAATCCAAAAACAGAACAGTGGGGATATTATGAGCCATGTGGATATAAAGCACCCTTACTTGGAAGGCCTTGGGTTTGGGCTGTAACAGATTGCTGGTCATTAATAGTTGATTGGTATAAAGAGGAAAAAGGTATTGAATTATTAGATTATGAAAGACCAACAAGAATAGAAGAATTTACAGACGATCCAGTATTTGAAAAATATTTACCAAGTCGGGGATTTAAGTTATTAGAACCAAATGAACCATTAAAAAATGGAGATGTTTTAGCTATGAGTATTATGGGAAAGGGTTTAAATCATGTAGCTATTTTTCTTGATGGGGATGTTTTACATCATTCAGCCGATAGACTATCTTGTAGAGAGCCATACAATCCTTGGTTATTAAAATGTACAGGAGGGAGGTATCGTTATGATGCGTAAGATAAAATTATATGGTGAGCTTGCAGAATTTGTAGGTCATAAAGAGTTTGAGGTGCAAGTTGATAGCCTACAAAAAGCTGTAAGTTTTCTTGTTAATAATTTTCCTCAAGTAGAGGCTTATATGAGTCCAAAATATTATCAGGTCAAAGTTGGAGATTATGCGATAGATGAGGCAGAAATTTATGATCCTATAGGCAAAGAAGATATTCATTTTGTTCCTGTTATTACTGGTGCAAGAGGTTTTGGAAGGATATTCTTAGGAGCCTTGTTAATTGGGGCTGCATTTTTTATGCCAGCCGCACTTGGAGGTGGGTTATCATTAAGTGCTGGTATTAAAACAGGTTTTGGATTTGCAAAAGCAGGTTTTTTAGCTAAAGCTGCTGCTGGTGTTGGTGCAAGTTTAGTTTTATCTGGTGTAAGTGATTTATTATTTCCTCTACCAGATTTACCAGAATTTAGCTCAGAGCAAGATCCACGTTTGTCTTTTAGTTTTGCTGGAACGCAAAATACAGCAAGGGCTGGAACACCTGTACCTATATGTTATGGAGAAATAATGACGGGTTCAGTTGTTATTAGTGCTGCTATAGATACACAACAGGTACGAGCATGACTGATATCCCAAAGAAAATTATTGGTGCTAGACGTAGAAGAAAAACACCACCACCACCTACAAGAACACCTGACACTTTACACAGTAGACAGTTTGCAACATTTCTTGACTTAATATCAGAAGGTGAGATAGAGGGTTTTGCAACCGCTTCAAAAGAAGGTAGAACACAAGGAACTACAGCTTATAACAATGCTGCTCTTAAGGATGTATTTCTTAATGATACCCCTGTTCTTCAATCTTCAGCAGATTCCGCTAATACCGTAACGACTGATTTTAACTTTCAAGATGTTTCGTTTGTACCAAGATTTGGTACAGGCGATCAAGCAAAAATAGAGGGTATTGAAAGTAGTTCTTCTGTTACTTCAGTAGGTGTTACTGTTACAAATTCAACCCCTGTAACCAGACAAATAACAAATACAAATGTAGATAGAATAAATGTAACTATTACTATTCCTCAACTACAAAAAGCAACAGACAAAGGTGACATATTAGGTTCAGAAATACAATATAAAATTTCTGTTCAATATAATTCAGGTGGTTTTACTGATTTGATTACTAAGACTATCTCAGGTAGAACTGCTGACGCATATCAAATAGATCATGGAATAAATCTTACTGGTGATTTTCCTGTAGATATTAGGGTCAGTAGAGTTACAGCAGACAGTACTGATTCTTTTTTAACAGATGAATTTCAATGGACAAGTTTCTCAGAAATAATAGATGATGCTAATACCTATTTAAACAGTGCTTATTGTTCTTTACGTTTGGACTCAATGCAGTTCAACTCTGTACCTACAAGGAAATTTCGTGTAAGAGGAGTAAAAATAAGAATACCGGGTGCTGGTGCTAGTGGATCAGGTACACCAACAGTTGATTTGCAAACAGGAAGAATAGTTTATCCAGATGGCTATATATTTAATGGAGTTATGGGTGCTGCTGTTTGGTGTTCATGCCCTGCAATGGTATTACTCGACCTTTTAACAGATACAAGATATGGGTTTGGAGATCATATAACAGACAGTAATCTTGATTTATTTTCTTTTGTAACTGCATCTAAATTTGCAAATACATTAGTTGATGATGGTCAAGGTGGGCAAGAGCCTCGATTCAGTTGCAATGTAAATATTCAGAGTCCAGCAGAGGCTTTTAATCTAATAAATGAACTAGCTGGTGTAATGCGTTGTATGCCAATATGGTCTGCTGGTTCAATTAGCATTACCCAAGACAAACCTACTGATCCAAGTTATTTATTCACCTTATCAAATGTAGGTTCAGAGGGTTTTAATTATTCTGGTAGTAGTTTAAAGACAAGACATAGTGTTGTTTCTGTTTCCTACTACAATATGGATAGTCAGGAAAATGATTTTGAGGTAGTAGAAGATGCAACCGCAATATCAAAAATTGGCACTGTTATTAAACAAATAAAAGCATTTGCTTGTACATCAAGAGGTCAAGCCAGAAGATTAGGTAAAGCGATATTATTTGCAGAACAAAACGAGTCAGAAGTTGTTGTTTTTACAACTTCTATTGATTCTGGCACTGTAGTAAGACCGGGTGCAATAATTGAAATACAAGATCCAGTGAGAGCAGGTGTAAGAAGAGGAGGAAGATTATCTGCTGTTACTTCTACAACTGTTGTTACTGTTGATGATACCTTTGCAACTGATTTAGCTGTAGATGCCAGTGGAAATCCTGTTGGAGATGCAACATTAGCTGTAATTTTACCTGATGGATCATTTGAAAGTAAGGCAATTTCATCTGTATCGGGTGGAACTATAACTGTAAGTTCTGCTTTTTCACAAACACCTAATGTTAATGCAAATTTTCTTATATCAAACGTAACTACCCAATCTCAACTTTTTAGAGTAATAACAGTTCAAGAACAAGATGGGATAAATTATTCAGTTACAGCATTATCTTATTTAGAGGGTAAATATGCTTTTATTGAAGATGGTGAAGCTCTACCAGCAAGAAATGTATCAGTTTTAAACGCAATTCCACAACCTCCTAGTGGTTTAAGTGCTGTTGAAAAAATATTTCCTATTAATAATCAAGCAGTTTCAAAGATTGTTATTAGTTGGCAAACAGTTGTTGGAGTAAGTCAATATCAAGTTAATTATAGATTTGGAAATGATAATGTTATTTCTGAAAGAGTGACAAGACCTGATTTTGAAATAATGAACAGTAGATTAGGAACCTATACCATACAAGTTTTTTCTTATAATATTTTCGAACAGTTATCAGCAACTTCTACTGATATAACTTTTGAAGCTGTTGGTAAAACAGCAGTGCCACAAGATGTTACTAACTTAAGAATTGAACCAATTTCAGATCAATTTGTAAGACTTAGATTTGATAAGGCAACAGATATTGATGTAATTCATGGTGGTAATGTTGTTGTTCGTTCCAGTAATCTTGCAGATGGAACAGCAACTTTTACAAATTCTGTTGATGTAATTCCAGCATTGCCGGGCAACGTCAGTGAGTCAATTGTTCCAAATATTGTAGAGGGAGAATATATTTTAAAATTTAGAGATGATGGCGGCAGACTAAGTTCTGGAGAAACTTCTGTCATAGTTAATAGCCCTGACCCTTTCCCAAAATTATCTGTATTGGTAGATAGGGAAGATAATGATGCAACACCTTTTGCTGGTACAAAAGTTGATTGTTTCTATTCTGATGATGTAAATGGACTTGTTCTTGGATCTCTTGATTTATTGGATGGGGTTACAGATTTTGATGCAATTGCAGATTTTGATTTCTTAGGTGCTGTTGATATTACTGGTGGTTCTTATGAATTTGCTAATACTTTGGATTTAGGTGGCAAACAACCTTTAAGATTACGCAGACATTTTGTTACACAAGGTTTTTATCCCAATGATTTAATTGATAAAAGAACAGCAAATATTGATACATGGACAGATTTTGATGGTGCTACTGCATTTGATGTTGGGGCATCATTATTAGTTGCTACAACTGATCTTGATCCTGATTTGTCAACTTCTGCTACTTATGGGCAAAGTGGGACAACCATAACAATCACAAAATCCTCTCATGGATATTCTGTTGGTGATTTTGTAGTAATTGATTTCACTTCTGGTTCTGCTACAGATGGGAATTATGAAATTGTTACTCC